CCTCTTACCCTCTTGGATGGTAGGACGTAAACCTGATCTTAAAATAATTCAAACGACCCACACCACAGAACTCGCGATCCGCTTTGGACGTAAAGCTAAAAACTTAATTGATAGCGCAGAATACCAATCCGTTTTCAAAACAAGATTACGAGAGGACAGTCAAGCCGCGGGTAAATGGGAAACAGAACAAGGTGGTGAATATTATGCAGCCGGTGTTGGTTCAGCCATAACGGGCCGTGGTGCGGACTTATTGATTATTGATGACCCACACTCTGAACAAGACGCGTTAAATACACAAGCACTAGAACGTGCTTATGAATGGTATACATCAGGACCACGACAAAGACTTCAACCTGGTGGATCAATTGTAGTTGTCATGACGAGATGGAATACAAAAGATCTAACCGGTATGTTAATTAAATCTCAAAAAGAATTAAAATCAGATCAATGGGAGATCATAGAGTTCCCAGCGATCATGCCATCAGGTGATCCTGTCTGGCCACAATATTGGAAACTTGATGAGTTAGAATCTGTCAAAGCTTCGCTGTCCGTGGCTAAATGGAATGCACAATGGATGCAAGATCCAACGGCAGAAGAAGGATCTATCATTAAACGTGAGTGGTGGAACATTTGGGAGAAAGGTTATATTCCAAAATTAGAACATATCATTCAAAGTTATGATACGGCTTTTCTTAAAAAAGAATCTGCCGACTATTCGGCCATTACAACCTGGGGCGTTTTTTATCCGAACGAGGACAGCGGACCGGCTCTTATTCTGTTAGATTCACATAAAGAACGATTAGAGTTTCCTGAACTACGTAAAGTTGCTTTCGAGCAATATAAGTATTGGAATCCTGATACAGTCATCATTGAGGGCAAAGCTTCCGGAATGCCATTAACATATGAGTTGCGAAAGATGGGGATACCTGTTATAAATTTCACTCCTAGCAAAGGTAACGATAAACATGCTAGGGTAAACGCCGTTGCCCCACTATTTGAGTCAGGGCAAATTTGGGCGCCTGATCATAAGTTTGCAGAAGAGGTGATTGAAGAATGTGCAGCGTTTCCGTATGGAGACAATGACGATTTAGTTGACAGTATGACTCAAGCTGTGATGCGGTTTAGACAGGGAGGTTTCATCACGCATCCAGAAGATGAAAAAAATGAAAACAAGTTTAGAAAACAGAATCCAGAGTATTATTAAATGATAATTGCAGCACCATTACTTGTTCCTTTTGCAACAGCAGTTGGACTTCCTATTGCCGGTCTCGGTGCTATTGAGATTGGAAAAAAAGTTCAAGACTTTGTTGATAATAATCCTGAAGTAAGTATGGAAATTTTAACTTCACTTAAAGACTCCCTTTTAATGACTGCACCAGGTGGTCAGGGACTTAATGCATTATTTAAAAAGAAAGCAAAAGAAGATAGCGATGATGAAAATGTAGAGGTTGCACCCGAAGACAGAACTAAAGAAGAACGAGCTAAAGAAATGAAAAAAAGATTTAAAGAGGGCAAAGGAGACAAAAGAGAGATTGGTAAAAAAGGATTTGAAGAAGTTATTAAACCAGTTAAAGATATAGAAGATTTATTAGAGGGAGAAGAAAGATATGATGGTAGCTTGGAAGATGCACCTAAACCAAAGTTTGATTATAAAAAATTTTTTAGAAATAGAAACGCGGACGGCGGTGCGATAGGCATTGAAGTTTTATTTGAAGAAAAGAAAGATGGTGGAAGAATAGGATTTGCTAACGGTGGAGAAAATATAATTGGTGCAGATTTGAAAGATGAAGGAAAAGGAGTTTTAGGTAAAGCAGATACTCGTTTTAATCCTATAGATCTTGTGCCTGGATTAGGACAACATATACAAGATTTAGAAGGAATTAAACAAACAACTAGGGGACCTGAATATTTTAGAGAATCAACTAACAATATGATTCAAAATCTTTCCGATGCTTATGGAAGAGCGCCCGTAGTGGGAGGTATAAATCGAGCTTTAATAGAAACGACGGCTCCTGTAGGTTCATTAGCTGCTGGCCTTCTCTATGACCCATATTCTGCTTATGACAGGATGGAACCAGGTTCTGGTTTTAAAGGATATCTCGACGCGTTAGGCAAAGAAAATATGGAAACATCTTTACCTAATAGATTTGTTGGCGCAGCACAGCCTCTCGCTAATAGAATTCAATCTGGAAATTTTCCATTGAGTCTTACTAACGTAATGGATATGGGAAGAAACGTATTAGACATGGGAAAAATGGCAACAGGAGCCATAGGAGATTTCTTTTTTACACCTGCAGGTGCTGCAGATTTTCAAGGCGGTGAAATGCTTCAAACACCAGGTGTCATGGTTGATGCAAACGAGGGCTTTAGAACACCTACAAGAACTAACGTCCAAGGTAGAGATTTAGAAGCGGATTTAGGTACTAGAATAAATCCTGATATACAACCATCCCTAAATATGTTTCAACGTGCTGGTAATTTTATAGGTGAATTAGATTTGGAAGATTATCTTCCTTTTGTAGGTGAAAAATCTTTGACAAGAATGTTAGGACAAGGAGTAGGAAATTTATTTAGAGGTATAGCTCCAGCAAGATATGGAACTTCACAAAGAGTTTATAATGCTTTAAGTCCACAAGGAAGATCTGCTGTAGGAAATATTTATGGACCGGGTGGAATTATGAAAGGTTATAATCCTGTATCAGCTTTTGGTAGAGGGGCCATTGGAGCAATAAATAATAGAATATCAAATATACAAAACAGAAGAGCACCACAAACTTATGCATCACAACAAAAAATTAAAGATCTTTTTGAAGCTAGAAATAAAATAGCAGGCACTAGTATGGAAGGTAGAACATATACTGGTTTTGGTAAAACAGGAATGGGTAGAGACACTGATGTACAAATGAGTGGTAAAGCTCCCTCAAGAGGTCGAGATAGAGATGTTCAAATGAGCGGTAGCTCAAGTGGTGGAGGAGGAGGCGGTAAAATAGTTTGTACTATGATGAACGAGTCTTATGGCTTTGGAAACTTTAGAAATAAAATTTGGTTAAAACACTCTAGAGATTTACCAAAAGAATATGAAATAGGTTATCATACAATATTCTTACCATTAGTTAAATTTGCTAAAGGTGAAGGTAAATTAAATAAAGTAGTTAAAAAAACTTTAGAACACATCGCAAGACATAGAACAATAGATCTTAAAAAAGAGATGAAAGGTAAGATTCACACTCTTGGAAGAGTATATAGAAAAATTTTAGAACCTATCTGTTTAATGGTGGGTAAAATTAAAAAGGCAGTAAAATGAATATAAAATACAACGACGTTATTGGAGCTTTTGTTAATACAGCAAATGATGAACCTGTAACGCAAGCAGAATTATTAGCATGGGCTGCAGAAAACCCATTACCCATTGATGAACCTAAAAAGTCAAACCCAGCTTTAATGAACGAAGTTATTGAAAGTTTGACAGTCAAAGAAACACCTGATACTACTGAAGTAGGTGTTGAAACAATTACAGATAAAGGATAAAATATCTCATGGCTACAATAGATAAATCTTTGCCCAATCAAAAAACGACTGTAGAGCTTCCAGGAGAAGCGGAGATCGAAGAGGCAGTAAAAGAAAAAGTTGAAGAAGTACAAACCGAAGGCGGACCTGTTGAAATAGAAATGACCGAAGAAGGTGGTGCTGAAGTTTCTTTTGACCCAGCGGTTGCATCCGTTGAAGGTGGTCAAGATCATTTTGAAAACCTAGCAGAATTTATAGGTGATAATACTTTAGATGAATTAGGTTCAAAGCTTTATGATCAATACACAGAATACAAAGAATCAAGAGGAGACTGGGAACAGTCTTACAGAGAAGGTTTAGAATTATTAGGTTTCAAATACGAGAGAAGAACAGAACCGTTTAGAGGTGCATCAGGTGTTAATCACCCAGTGTTAGCAGAAGCGGTTACACAATTTCAAGCACAAGCTTACAAAGAATTATTACCAGCAGATGGTCCTGTGCGTGCACAAATTTTAGGTGATGTAACTCCACTAAAACAAGACCAAGCTAATCGAGTTAAAGATTTTATGAATTATCAAATCATGGATCAGATGAAAGAATATGAACCAGAGTTTGATCAAATGCTTTTCTATCTACCCCTGTCCGGCTCTACTTTCAAGAAAGTTTATTATGACGATCTTTTAGGTAGAGCCGTTTCTAAATTTGTACCGGCGGATGATTTAATTGTGCCTTATTCAGCTACATCTTTAGAAGATGCAGAAGCTATTATTCATGTTGTAAAAATTTCTGAAAACGATTTAAGAAAACAACAGGTTGCAGGATTTTATAGAGATATAGATTTAGGCAAACCTCCTGTTACAGAAAATCAATTAGAAGATAAAAAATTAGAATTAGAAGGAATTTCAAAAGACGGACAAGAAGATCAATATACTCTTTTAGAAATACACACTGATTTAGATTTAGCAGGCTATGAAGATGAAGGTGAAGACGGAGAACCAACTGGAATTAAATTACCTTACATTGTAACGATTGCACAATCGAATAATAAAATTTTATCAATCAGAAGAAACTATCAACCTACTGATCCGATGAAGAAAAAAATTCAATACTTTGTACAATTTAAATTTTTACCAGGTACAGGTTTTTATGGCTTTGGTTTAATTCACATGATTGGTGGCTTAACAAGAACAGCAACCGCTGCATTAAGACAGTTGTTAGATGCAGGAACTTTATCTAATTTACCAGCTGGATTTAAATCTAGAGGTATAAGAGTTAGAGATGATGCACAACCCTTACAACCTGGTGAGTTCAGAGATGTCGACGCTCCGGGAGGAAATATTAGAGATCAGTTTATGCCTTTACCTTTTAAAGGTCCTGATGCAACTTTATTATCTTTAATGGGTGTTGTGGTTCAAGCAGGCCAACGATTCGCGTCCATCGCAGATGCACAAGTGGGTGACATGAATCAAAACGCGGCTGTCGGTACAACGGTAGCATTATTAGAACGTGGTTCAAGAGTAATGTCAGCAATACACAAAAGATTATATGTAGGATTAAAACAAGAATTTAAATTATTATCAGAAGTTTTTAAAACTTACTTACCGCCGGTTTATCCATACGATGTACCTGGTGCAAGAAGAGAAGTTAAAGTTCAAGACTTCGATGATAGAATAGATATTTTACCTGTTGCAGACCCAAATATATTTTCACAAACACAAAGAATATCAATGGCTCAAACACAATTACAATTAGCACAATCTAATCCACAAATACATAATTTATATCAAGCTTATAGATCTATGTATGATGCATTAGGTATAAAAAATGTAAATGCAATTTTACCACCACCTCAAACACCACAACCATTAGATCCAAGTTTAGAACATATTCTTGCAATGAGCGGAAAACCTTTTCAAGCGTTTCCAGGACAAGATCACAAAGCACACATTGATGCGCATTTAAACTTTATGAGATTAAATATGGTGCAAAATAATCCAATCGCGATGAACGGATTACAAAAAAACATTTTAGAACACATTTCTTTAATGGCACAAGAGCAAGTTCAGTTAGAATTTGTACAAGAGATACAAGAATTACAACAATTAACTCAACAATTAGGTCCAATGATGCAAAATCCACAAGCGATGATGCAAAATCCTATGATGATGCAGTCACAACAACGTATTCAAAAAATTACAAGCGACATTGAAGCAAGAAAAGCTAAACTTATTGCAGAAATGACAGAAGATTATGCAAAAGAAGAAGAAAAAATCATGGGTGAATATGGAGGAGATCCATTATTGAGACTAAAAGGTAGAGAACTAGACCTTCGAGCACAAGAAAACCAAAGAAAAAAAGAAGAAGGTCAAGAAAAATTGGATATAGACAAAATGAAAGCCATGATGAACAAGGAAATACAGGAAGATAAGCTAGAACAGAACGAACAACTAGCTGGTTTACGTGCTGGAGTCTCATTAGCAAAGCAACAAATGTCTGATGCTAGTAAAATTCATGATTTTGGTAGAAACTTCCCTAAAAAATAGTTATAATTAAAAAAATAAGGAGACAAAAATGACTAAAGATTATTTAAGAGGTCAAGGTTACGTTAAAGCACCTAAAATTGAAAAAGAATTAGGTGTTGGCAAGGATGGTTACCAACAAGGTGGCGTTCCTGTTGAAATGACTAACCCAGATGAATCTCAAGTGGTTGATGTTAAAGGTACAAGACGTATGAGACCTGACAAAAAACCAGTTAAAGCAACCTGGTACTAATATGGCTTGGTTCAGTTTAGCAAAGATTGCTATGCAAGCTGGCGCAAAGATATATTCTAACCGTCAGAAAACTAAAATGGCTATGTCTGATGCA